ATATTTTATAAAGGTTATTGGTGAGGCAAAATAGAAATTAAAATACGTTGACACCGTATGTGACACCACATATAATATAGATAGGAGGCATGAAAATGTCAAAATGGGATAAACTAATAGTGCGTATATGTAATTTATCTAAAGACCTTCGATTCGATGAATTGAAAAAGGTATTAGAGAGTTACGGATATGTGATGAATACTCCAAGAAATGGTAGTAGTCATTATACATTTAGAAAACAGGGCTGTCAGCCTATTACAATCCCGAAACATGAACCAATAAAAAAGATATATGTAGAGATGGTAAGGCAGATTGTAGAAAGTGAGGCAAAGAATGATGAAGACACTAAATGATTATATGGCAATGTGGGATATAAAAAATGAATTAATTAAAGATATAAAAGACAAAGGAGTATCAGTAAAATATCAAAATGGAGAAAACCAATGGGGCCACAAAAAAAATGATTCTGTAGGAGAGTTAAATAGGATAAACGCACAGATGTTAAAAATCCTAGATTTTCTAGGTTTAAAAGCTAGTGATACAGAAGAAGAAGAACCAGGTAAAAGCTTGGAAATGTAATTCAGGTACCTATTTGGGAGGTGGTGAAAGTGTAAGTGAAACACAGAAAAAAAGATTACCATCCATATATAGATTCTTACATGGATGAAATAAGAAGTGGAAACATCTCATCATCAAAAGAACTTAAGCAAGCCATGGATCTAATAGAATACAAGTTGGATAATGATGATGTATTTATAGATAATGAAAAAATAAGCAATGCCATAGAGTTAACAGAACGATACTTTGAAATAAAGTTAATCGACTGGGAGCTCTTTTTGTTTGCTTTAATTCATTGTTATTATGAATCAAAAGATATGGTTGTATTTGATGAATATCTAATAGTAATGGGAAGAGGAAACGGTAAAAATGGTTTTATTTCGCCCGTAGGATGGTATTTAACGACACATTATCATGGTATTAAAGGTTATAACGTTGATATTGTAGCTAATAGTGAGGATCAAGCTAAAACTTCCTTTGATGATATATATGGAATGCTAGAAAACACATGGGAAAAATCTAAAAAGTTCTTCCGTAAGACCAAACAAATTATAACAAATCTCATAACAAATTCTTATATAAAATACAATACTTCGAATGCTAAAACTAAAGATGGGAAAAGGTCCGCATGTTTAATATTTGACGAAATACATGAATACGAAAACTATGACACCATAAAAGTTTTTACAAGTGGTTTCGGAAAACGGAAACATTCAAGAGTATTCTACATAACCACAAATGGTTATGTCAGAGGTGGGGTTCTTGATGATCAGTTAGATTTGGCAAAAAGGGTACTGAGTGGTGAGATAACAGACTTAGGCCTATTGCCTTTAATATATAAGATAGACGAAGAAGAAGAGGCCATGGATCCCGATATGTGGATAAAGGCTAATCCGTCTTTACCATATTTCCCAGAGTTACAAAAGGAAATGGATAAAGATGCGGTAAAAATGAAGTATCAACCGCATATAGCAATAGACTTCCTCACAAAAAGAATGAACTTTCCAACAGAAGATGCTTACACTGCAGCAGTGCCATGGGAGAAGATATTAAAGACAGATAAACCTATACCGTACAAAGAATTAAAAGGAATGGCCTGTATAGGAGCAGTAGACTATGCGCAAATAACAGACTTTGCAAGTGTGGGCTTACTATTCAAGCATAATGGTGTGCGGTACTGGATGGAACATACTTTTGTTTGTCATAAGGCTTTAAAGATAGAGAGTAGGCAAATCAAGTTTCCGGTTAGAGAAATAGCAGACAAAGGTTTAATAACAATAGTACAGGAAGATTTTATAAGCCCAGAGTATATAACACAGTGGTTCTTAGAAAAGGCCAAAGAATATCACATCTTAGATATAGTGGCTGATGATTTTAGAGTTAGTGTCCTAGAAGAAGATTTTAAGAAAAAGGGGCTCCCACTACATAAGACTAGAAGTGGGCCTATAACCCATGGGAAATTAGCGCCAATGATTGAAGTTATGTTTGCAGATGAAAAGGTAGCTTTTGGAGATAACCCTACTATGCGTTGGTACATCAACAACACCTACCAGCAATTAGATGCCAAAGGAAACGTAACGTATTTGAAAATAGAACCAAAAACAAGAAAAACTGATGGGTTTTTTGCATTAATACATGCTTTAACAAAAGATGGAGAATTGAAAGAGCAAAATACAGTATTTAGAAAATTAACAGTTAGAACATATTGAGAGGCGGTGAGAAATGGGAATCACAGATTGGTTTAGAAACATGTTTAATAAAAACGGAAAACTTAGCTTAAACGCCATCATAGGGGATGTAGCTGGCAGTACGTTTTACAAAGAGTTAGCCTTACAATCAAGTATAAACTTAATAGCTAATACTATTGCCAAAAGTGAATTCGTAACATATGAAAAAGGCAAGAAAGTACAAAAGACTAATCATTACATCCTGAACGTAGAACCTAATAAAAACATATCCTCAAGCATATTTTGGAGAGAAGTTATAAATAAATTGATCTATGAAAGCGAGTGTTTAGTTATCATGCAAGACGGTATGCTATATGTAGCAGATAGCTTTAACAGAAAAGAATTTGCTTTCAAGGAAAACATATATACAGATATTACAGTATCTAATTATGCATTAAAAGATGTATTAAGAGAATCAGAAGTAATGTATTTCAAATGGTATGGGGAAGAAACAAAAACTGTTATTAGTGGCTTGAACGATGATTATTCTAAATTAATAGAATTAAGTAGCAAAAGTTACAAGCGCAACAAAGGCAGGAAAGGAACACTTGAGATACCTACAAGTTATCCGCAAACAGACGAAGCTCAAGCTGATTTGCAAGAATTACTAGACAAAAGGTTCAAGACCTACTTTGAAGCAGAAGGGGATGCATTATTACCGCTAACTGATGGCTTGAAATATAATGAGCGCCAAGAAACCAAATCTACTAAAGATAATGATAGTAGCCGAGAGATAAGGGCATTTGCAGATGATATTTTTGATTTTGTAGCAATGGCAATTAGGATACCACCTCAACTCTTAAAAGGGGATATTGCGGATACGGGGAATGCGGTCAATGACTATCTTGCATTTTGCATAAACCCTTTGATGAAGTTTATCACGGATGAGATCAACAGAAAAATGTATAAACAGGTAAGTTACAACGAAAGAACTTATGTAAGATGTGATACTACTAACGTTAAAGTAGTAGATCTAAAAGATATTGCTAATGCTTTAGATGTTTTAACAAGAATAGGCGCCTATAGCATTGATGAAAGCTTAAAGGCCTTAGGTATGGAACCTTTAAATACTAGCTGGTCGCAAGCTAGGTTTATGACTAAAAATTACCAGCCTATTGAGGAAATGATGAAAGGAGGTGAATAAGTGAAAAAATATTATAGTTTGTATCAAAATGCAGAGAACAAAACAGCTGACATTTATATTTATGGCGATATCACATCATGGCCATGGTACGAAGATGAAGTATCCAGCTACACGTTGGCCAAAGAATTACAATCACTAGGAGAAGATATAGAAAACATCAATATCTACATTAATTCCTATGGTGGAGAAGTGAAAGAAGGCTTAGCGATATACAATGCACTAAAAAGGAGCAATGCTAAAATTACTACTTATGCAGATGGTTTTGCTTGCAGTATTGCCAGTGTTATTTTTAGCGCAGGTGATGAAAGAAAAATGAGCAACACATCCTTGCTAATGATTCATAATGCGTGGACTTACACATCAGGGAATGCTAGTGAACTTAAAAAACAAGCCGAAGATTTGGAGATAATCACACAAGCCAGTATAAACGCTTACATGAATAACGTTAACATCACGGAAGAAGAAGTAAAGGAAATGATGGATGATGAAACGTGGATAAGTGGAGAAGATGCCGTTAAGATGGGATTTGCTACTAAGTTAATAGAAGTAGATGAAAAAGAAGTGGCAACCCAAAGCATTAGAAATAGTTTATTTCAAAAAGTAACGAAAGAACCTGAGAAGTCAATTGTAACAAAGATGGACTTTAGTAAAGAAGATTTAGAAAATGTAATCCAGGAGCAAATTAAGCGATTAATAGATAAGTTGCCTAAGGAAAGCGAAAAACAACAAGACAATGATGCAAAAAACAAGCCATTATCCATGATGGCAGCTTTGTTAAATTATAAGGAGGACAAATAATATGAATAAGAAAATTAACGAAAGAATAGGGTTGAACTTACAATTCTTCGGTATGAAGAACCCAGATCAAGCTGCAGAACAAAAAGCAGCAATTATGCAAAAATTAAACCAAGCTATGACAGATGGAGATGAAGAAGGGTTTGCACAAGCTTTTACAGATTTTACAGATCATATCCAACAATCTGTAATACAAGAAGCTAAAAATATTACCCAAAGTGTAGATACGAATGTTTTGGTAGGTAGGGGCGTTAGGCAATTAACATCAGATGAAAACAAGTATTACCAAAAAGTAATATCTGCAATGAAAAGTAACAACCCAAAGCAGGCATTAACTGATTTGAGTGTAGTTATGCCAAAAACTGTAATAGATGATGTATTTGAAGATTTAATTAATAAATATCCGCTATTAGATGCTGTTGATTTTCAAAACTCTGGCGCAGTAACAGAATGGCTACTTAATGAGAACACCACACAATTAGCTACATGGTCACCATTGTGCGCCGAAATTGTAAAAGAATTAACATCCGGATTTAAGAAAATTGATTTACAACAAAACAAACTATCGGCATTCTTGCCAGTTTGCAAAGCAATGCTAGACCTAGGGCCTGCATGGTTAGATAGATATGTTCGTATGGTTTTAACAGAATCCCTATACTTAGGATTAGAAGATGGTATCTTGAACGGTAAAGGGCAAACTGCAAACCTTCATGAGCCTATCGGAATGAGAAAGAACATGAAGGGATCAATAGACCCAGAAACAGGATATCCTGATAAGGATAGTGTAGAACTTACTTCTTTGGACCCAGTAGCTTACGGAAACTTACTAGCTACACTTTCTGAAACAGAAAACGGAAACAATAGAGTAATCGAAAGCGTTATCCTAGTAGTTAACCCTAAAGATTACTTAAAAAAAGTTATGCCAGCA